GTCCTCGAAGTTCCAGATCTCGATTCCCAAGGCGATCCGGGCCGCCCAGCACTGGGAGGCCGGGCTGACCTTTGCCTTCATCCCGAAAGGCACGGGCGTCCTGCTTGTGCCGGTGCCCAAGCGGGAGGCGCTGAAGGGGCTCGCGCGCGGCGCGTCCGCCGCCGATTATCGCGACCGGACGGATCGGTTCTGATGATCCTCGTCGACACGTCGGCGTGGATCGAGTGGCTCATCGGCTCGCCGACCGGCGAGAAGCTGTCTGAACATCTGCCCGAACAGGGCGAATGGCTGGTCCCGACCATGGTGCAGCTCGAGCTGGCGAAATGGCTGACGCGCGAGGTCGGCGAGGACAAGGCGGATCAGGTCATCGCCTTCACGCAGGTCTGCCATGTGGTGCCGCTCGACACCGAGATCGCGCTGGCGGCGGCGGAGGCGTGCCGCGAGCACAAGCTTGCGACCGCCGACGCGATCATCTTCGCAACCGCCCGCGCACAGGGCGCGATGCTCCTGACCTGCGACGCACATTTCGAGGGACTGCCCGGCGTCACGCTGATCGAGAAGATCAAGGCCTGACCCCCGGGCCACCATTCGCGCTCAGCTCCTCGTTCAGCTTCCGCACCATCACCGCTTCGATGACGGGCAGCAGTTCGGCCATGGCGAGCGGCGGCACGCCGAGTGCGTCACCGAGCGCGAGTGCCGCCGACATGTCCCAGCCGATCACGGCGCCGGGCAGCACGCGCAGCTGGCCGCCGAGGCGGCCGACCAGGTCCCAGACCTGCCAGCCCTCTTGCGTTTCCGGGCGGTTCAGCCGCGCCGGGCAATCCGGGCAGGCTTGCGCACAGGCTTCGCAGTAGCGCTCGCCCCCGCCGAAGGACCATTCGGCGAGAGCGCGGAGACGTTTTTTTCCTGCTCCAGCAGCAGGCTCTTCGAGACGTAGGTCAGCTGGAAGGCTTCGAAGATCGGCCAGACATCGAGCAGCGCGTCGATGGCCTCGGGGCTAGGATCGATCAGCTTCCCGTCGGCATCGCCGATGCCCTCCCAGCCGAGCACCGCCCGCCGCGCCAGCGCTTTGGCGAAGGCGACCGCGCGTTCCTCGTCGGAAGCCTCCTCGGGCACGGCCTCAACGGCAGGATCGCTGCGCGTCGCGACCATCAGCGCGGTCGTCAGCGGGCGCAACTGCACCCGCACGCCCGGGGCAAGGTCATGCCAGCGCGGCGCGTTCGTCAGATCGAGCGTGAGCATCCTCAATAAACCTCAATGTCGTTGATCAGGGTGGCGGTGCAGATCCGGCCGAGCACGCTGTCGCGCGCGGCCTGCCAGTCGAAGGTCGCCTGGACGCCCTGCGGCCCGGAAATCTCGATGCGCGGGCGCGGCAGGTAGACGGCGTGCACCGTGAAGGTGAAGCTCTCGCCCGAGGGCAGGACGTAGGCGAATTCCATCTCGCAGGCCTCGCCGTTGATCGCCTGCGTCACCAGCGTCTGGTCGGCGAAGCGGACCTCGATCCGGCCGGTCAGCGCCGCGATGCTTGGGTCCGCACCGTCGATGCGCCCGTCCGAGCGAATGGTCTCGATGCGGTCGAGGTTGTTGGCATAGGTGATCTCGGCCGAGACCACGTTGCCGAGCGCAGTGCCATTGCGGGTGATCGCCCCGTTGAAATGACCGAAGCGCTTCAGCTCCAGCGCAGCGGGCGTTCCGGCGCTGGTCGTCGTGCTGACCGTCTCGCCCTGCGCCACCAGCCGGGCCGTGGCGGTCAGCAAGCCGGACCGCTGCATCTGCCAGGTGATCTGGTCGAGGACGCAGCCGGAATACATGGCAAAGCGCGGCACCTCCGGCATGCCGGTTTCGATCGACATCGAGGGCAGCGTCCAGGAACCCGACTGGAACTCGTGGCTGTACGGGGCCTCGACGCCCGTGGTCGTCGGCGCGCCGAAGGCGGCCTTCAGCCAGAAGCCCAAAGCCTCGGCGTCGAGCGGCACCACGACATCGCCGTCCGCCGTCACCGCGTCCTTGATCGGCGCCAGTGGATCCCGGCCGTACCCCAGCAACTCCGAGTTCAGCAGCGGCTGCTCCGCGCCGAGCGAGGTGCTGGCGAAAGGCATGCGGGTGAAGCCGCTGGCGGGCGGCGTTCCATAGGTCGTCTCGAACGCAAGCGCCATCAGCGCCCGCGCCCCTTGGGCTCGTGCCATGGTGTTCTCCTCGGGTTGTCGGGTGGGTCAGGCCAGCGGGTCGGCTGTACTGTAATGCAGGGACACCGGGATCACCGCCGCCTTACGGCTGGTCGCGCCCTCGATGGGTAGATCGACTGGGCGCGGAGCCTCCGCCTCGATCCAGTCGCAGCGGCCGCCCAGAGTGCGGTCGCCCGCAATGACGGCGCCAATGCTGGCGCAAAGCGCGGCGAAGGTCGTGTCGCGATCATTGCCCTGTACGACCGCCTCGATCTCGGCGCGGTGCTGATAGTGGTAGCGCAGGGGTGACAGCGTCACGCCGGGCTCACCGGGATCGCCGTCGCGCAGGATCATCAGACCGGCAGCGGGCACACGCTCAGGCAGGACCTCGCCGCGCAGCACCGGCACATGCGGAACCGTGCGCAACAGGTCCGCCAAAGCGGTGAGGATGGTCTCGCGGGATGTCATCCGATCTTTCCTTCGATCCAGTTTGCAACGATCGCGCCTGGGATCGCCTCCTGCGCCCGCGCGGCATCGCGAGCGAGGTCCAGCCGCTTGCGCAGTTGCACCTGCGGGACGAGCAGGAAGATCGGGACCGTGGTCATGCCACGGCCGGTTCTGGAGCGTGAAGCCACCGCGCGTCCGCGTGCATTCAGCCGCCCCTCCGCAACTAGCAGGCTGGGACCGGTGCGGCGATAGACGAAGCGCAGGCGCAGGCCCGAGCGGCGCTCCCACTCGCCGGGTGTGATACGCCCACCGCGCGAGGATTTGCCGGCGGCGGGCGTGGGGATCGCCAGCCAGAACCCGTTGCGGGAGCGGATCAGCGGGCCGGTGTCATGCGCGCCGATGATCACCGGGGCCTTCGACCAGACCACCGCCGCCGCGCTGAGGCTGGGTCGGCCCTTGGGGAACTGCTCGGAGCGGATGGTGTTGGCGAGGCGCTGACCCAGCCCGGCGCCGGTGATCTGCGCGCGCCAGGAGGATTTCACGCTGTTGCCAGCCTCGCTGACCGCCTGGCTCACGGCCCGCTCGCCGGCCCTGATCTCGGCGGCCATCATGGCGACGACGTCCGGCGTGATGTCGAGTTTCAGCTGCATGATGATCAAGCCGGGCGCAGATCGACGGTCCAGATGAGCCGCTCGCGATCACGGACCGGCTCACCCTGAATGAGGAAGGCCTCGCCCTCGATCTCGATGCGGTCGCCCGGGCGCGGGTTCGACACCTCGGCCACGCGCAGATCGATCCGGGTGGTCTCGGACCAGAGCCGGGCATCGCCGAAGCCCGTGACCTCGTCCGCGCGGCGGGTGACCACGCGGACGAGTTTCGGTGCGCCACCGTCCGCGATCCAGGTGGCATCGCGGGCGATGTTGGGATCGGCAAACAGGTTGTCGACGGCGGCGGCAAAGACCGACATGCGCGCGCTCGTCAGTTCGAGCTGTGCAGCCGGATGGCCAGACGTGGCCGCTTGTTGACCGGCAGGATCGATGCCTCGGTCATCAGGTCGATCCAGCGACCCTTGGCGTCCATCATCTGGCGGGCGTAGAGCGGCAGGCCCACGGTGTTGGCGGTTTCCAGCAGGTTCGCGGGCCCGCCATAGGTGGTGAAGGTGTCGAACGTACCCATCGGGAAGGCGATGCCCTCGCCGGTCGGGATCAGCCGCTCGGAGGTGCCGTTCGATAGGGTGACCGAGCCGTTGTACTCCTCGAACAGGATCCCCGCGAAGGGGAAGGCGCGGCGCATGTCCTCGCGCAGCGGCTGGCCGCCGGTGGCGGAGAAGAACTTGTAGGCGTCCTCGGTCTTGGGATGGCTGATCAGCTTGTCGAAGAATTCGGAGCTGACCAGCGCATGGGCGGTGGTCATGGTCTCGCCGCGCAGATTGTCCTCGATCGCGCGCAGCGTGGTGCGGACCTTGCCCTGGATGTTGGTGCCGGCGGTGCCGAAGACGAAGTCGACCGAGATCTGGTCGAGCCCGAATTCGGTGAAGTAGTGGGCACCTCTAAGAATTGCCGCTGCGCCGCGAACTGGGTATAACGTGTGAGGCGTTCGGCGGTTGGGGCATGACGATGGCGCAGATGGGTTTCTTTGATCTTTCAGAGCGCTACGCAAGCCTT